TTAAAGGAACAAAACAAGGAACTTTATACAGTAATAAAAGATCAAGGCGAAAGGCTACTGAGCATAACAAACACAATCGTTTCTCTAGACTCGAAGGTAACTGAAGGCTTCGGTAGCATAGATGACGTCGATACTAATAAGATAAATGTCGCCCTAAGATATCCTTCTAAAGAGGATCCCTTTGTATTCTGGGACGGCTGGCTCAACCGTAACACCGCACAATATAACGGAGAGTTTACTTTTGGAAAACTTCCAATTCAGATAGTGGTTACTGAAGACTCTAGAGGTCTTTGGAAGCACAGAATAGTTGGACCAGAATGGTTGAAAGTAGATTCATTGACCGTTAATAGCTTACCTCCTGCTGAGTATAATCCTTTGACTCCTAGAAAGCTACAGTGGATGGTAGGTGGAATGTACAATCACTCGATAATCAATCCATCTTTTAGTTCGATAGGCATAGGTGTAGGCGTAAATTTATTCGATTCTCACAACATAATCTTTAGTGCCAATTCCCAGTCTCAAGTGGGTGTGGGTTACTACTACAAAATAAAATCTTTAAAGAAGAAATAAGATGGCACAAAGCAGATTCGTAAACCTTACTGCATACTGCATGGCGGAATACATGGCTGAGCCCTTGGGTTCTACAAACTACTATACTGACGACTTCATACTAGTAGAAAACGCTAAGACTGACTCGCGTCAGATATTTAACGACGACTCGTCGTATCATACGACAAAAAACATAAAGGATCTGACCGTTGCGCCAATAGGAAACAATAACTATGCTTACTTAGACAGTGAAAAGATTCCTGACTACCTAACATACGACCCTGACTTGACTGAGACTACCGTAAACGGGTTCAATGTGGTCATGGACAAAGTTAGATTCCATTTTGTGACGGGTTTTGACTTCGATCAGTTTGTTGCCTTAATCCTAAGTGTTTCTCACACCGAAAATAATGGAAAGAAGCATCAGTTTGCGAACATACTGCTTGCACCCGAAACGATAGCAGAACTCATAATCTTTAACGCAAAACCTTTGTTTATTGCGAATGCTCTATACGATCGATACATCGATATCATGGTGCCTTCTATAAAGAACATAAACGAAGATTACAAGACAGCAGCTGTTCCTGCAAATACATTTGTTGCAGCGATCACACCAACAGCTACTGCATCTACCGGATTCATCTATAACAACCCAATAGAAGTAGGACTCGCTGAATGCGCTAAAAAGAAGACAGTATTTACTGGGACAACTACAAATTATGATTCCTATGAGGTTTCTGAGTTTTACACGGCAACCGTTTCTCAGAGCAACGAGTTTGATACTGTCGGCGCATACGTGAATGAATCTGCAGTTGGCGACTACATAGAGTTCTATTTGACCTTTAATTCAGGTTTTCCTGAAGAACTTATCTCGATTCTAAACAGAAGAAACCCAGCAGACGATTGGATCATAATTCATCAGCTGAGCGTGTTTGAACAGATAGGAAGTTCTTTTGTGAACACTGCTCGACAGATATTTTTCCAAGAGGACAGTTTCGATGAACCTAACATCTTTAGACCCGTCTTGAAGAACGCAAGCCAGGCAGTAAGCATGTCGATAGACTTAATAAGTCGACTTACTAATCGTAGGGATGGTGAACAGATAATAAGAGAGGCATCGTTTAACCTAGTTTCTCCAAAGAAATATGGTAAGAAACTAAACGTTTTACCGATACTAGATAAGCCTGGATCCCAAACCGTTTACAATAAGATATTAAAGGCTAACTTTGAGGCGACTTCGTTATTCATCGAGCCTAGTCCAATATCTGGTTCTAATCAGATAACCCCACAAGGCACGGTAACCGAGGTAGTAAGAACAGAATACATCCCGATCTTCTTCAATAACAATAACATATCTGTTTCTCAAACAAACAGCTTAGTGAATGCTACTGACAAAGTAGAAGAGGTGATATTTGGTCCAGGAAAACTTAGGTTCGTTCTTTCACCGTTTGATAACCTATTAAAATTCAAGGTGTATACCAAAAACTCGGCAGGTTCTACAGGTACTCTAATACCTCTCGACCTTAACGTAAATGCATCTAGATATAAGATAGTTTTTGAGACGAATAGCGGTAAGGTTTCTGTAGAGAACACCAGAGACGCTCAGTTAGAGAATCTATCGACTGGCGTTCTTGCTTTCAATGTCTCAAAGAAAGAGAGTGAATCTATCATAGGTTCGAAAAACAGAACGATATATTTGACATCAGTCGGTCAAGATGGAAGGGAGACCTTTATGTATTCTGGAGAATGGAGAAGACCTAACGAGCAGTCGGACGTAGATGCTGCGATAAACGCAATAATTGCAGAGTCTACTAGGGAACAGAACCTACAGAGCATACTAGATAAGATAAATGCCGAAAAAGCCAGTCTTACCTCGCAATCAGAAAAAGACGCAGCTAACTTAGTTTCTCCGATAAGAGACAAGGGACTTGCGCCTACTGTCAATCGATTTGGAATAAAGGGCGGCAAGTCCATCCAGGCGACAGGTAAGAACATGGTTTCTGGAAACACGACAGCTAATTCAAACGCTACTAAGAAACAAACTACACACACCGTTGCTAAGGATGAGACCATAAAAACCATCTCAATCAAGTATGGAGTCTCAATAGATTCAATCAAAAACGCAAATAGCTTGACGACAAATAGCGTGACTGTGGGTCAAAAGCTAATCATTGTATTCTAAAATGAATTTGCATGGCCTAAAGAAGATAAATAATAAAAATAATAGTAAGAAATGAAAGGTTTCGTAAACCAACTACTTAACTCATTAAGATCTGATCAAAAACTTGGTAAAGATCCTCTAGTAAAAATGTTGATCGAGTCTACTGACAAGTCTATTGCTTTAGGCGAACACCCAGTTGCAATCTATGATAAATTAAAAGAGGGAGTTACCGCCCTAGCCAATACTACTAAAAGTTCTGGTCTAGTTGCGATAGTCGAGCAGTTTTCTAAATTCGAGTCTACTCCAGAAACAAAAATCGCAAGCATTGCAAAAAAGATAGATCTTTCTTCAAGAATCTCTGATTTGAAGTCTTCAGGATTAGGTAAAAATCCAGTAGTCGCTTCTCAATTAGACTTGTTTGAAAACTACTTGGTTCAAGGAACCCCAGACTTTCTTTTGTGCGAGTCTTTCGTGAACCTACTTTCTTCTCATCAGTATGATAATGCTGCTAAGAATCACATGAGAGTAGTTTCAAAATACTTAAAGGAAAATCAAAGTCAACACTTGATCTTAAACGCGATCTATAACATGGACGCTATGCCTAATGGTCAATACACGAACGTTAGCAGCGAGTTAAAGAACATGCTTATCAAGGAGTCTTACACTTCAGACATCCTTAAGATCAAATATGGGACTACTATTCCTATCATAAACCAGTTGGTAAATGATCTAAGATTAGTAGAATCAAAAAAAGAAGGGTACTTTACATTAGGAGAAGGTGATTCAGTTACTTCAATCAATAACATGATTGCACCGGCTACTCAAGCGAAAGACGGGTTTATTGTTTACACAAACGACCGATTCGTTTCTGTTCGTGAGTCAAAGTCACTAACGGGTAAGGAAGCTAAGATCTATGTAAACGAAAACATTAAGATTGCTGAAGTAGATCCTAATTACGTTAAAGAGAAGTTTCCTAGATTCTATAAGGTTGCTGAAGCTTTTGCTACCTTAGGTTTTAAGAAAAACATCGATGGAACTGGTGTAGAGTCTAATTCAATTAGAAACTTTAACCTAAGACTTTCGGTAAACGAGCAAAATGCAATCGATCTTTACCTAAACGGTAACCTAATCGATGAGGCTAGTGAAATTAGCCTTAACGAAGCAATCTCCTTAGAGACTGCTGATACCAAACAAAGACTGAAAAACCTACTAGAGAATACTGAAAACATCTTTAACTTTGATTTTATCAAAGAGGTGACGAACGATAGAACTCTAGCCGAAGCTCAAGTGTTCAAGATCAATAACGAATACTTCATCTGCGAAAAGTTGAACGCTGCAGAATACGATTGGAAGAAGATGGACGAATATCAAATGTACGAGTTTTTTGCTCACAAGTTCAACTACGACATCAGCCCTATATTCAAGACAAAAATCGATGAGAAGGTTGAAAAATACAAACACATCGAGAACAAGAAAAAAGAGATCTTAGGTGACGTTAGTAAACTAGAAGTTACATTAGACAAGTTACAATCTGCAATACACAATCCAGACCTAGACTCTGACGCAGTTAAAAAGTTGGAGAAAATCAAAGAGTCTGTTGAAACAACTATGAATGCGCTTAAGCAAGATTACGTAGGACTTGATCTGATAAAGAAAAACGTATAACTGTAAGTATACCAGTATTAGAAAATGGGTGTTATTTTTTAGCACCCATTTATTTTTTTATCAGTTTTATTTTTATTATTTCATTTATTTAGTATTATAGTTCCAAACTTAAAATTATTTCAAATGAAAAGTAAAATCCTAGTCGGCCCGATCCAAAAAGGACAGCCAATGGTTAGCAACTCAGTAGCTAGCAAAATCCAAGAAAACCTTAAGAAAATGAAGAGCGGTAACTTCTTCGAAGTCACTGGAGTAGAGTCAAGACGCGAGGTCTGCAACCTACGAGCAAGCATCTCATATTTCACACGCCGAAACGGCATGAAGGTAGCAACTTCACACAAAGGAAACAAGCTAGTTGTCACAAAACTAAAAACAAAGAGCGAAACTCCAAAGACTGAAACAGTATAAGAGTTAAAATAAATATCTTGATGGATACTAGAATAGACTTTAATACTGCAAAAAAATTCAATCAGCTTGAACTCATCGACTGGAAGACTCGTTACGGAGACTTCCAGTTCTGGGTTCGAAGAGGGCTGAACGAAGTAACTTACAATGTTGGCACAAACGTTTCACGTGGACCCAACAGTGGAGAGTACATCAAGCCCTTTGTTGCCAAGAGCATGGGAGAACCGCTTGACGTAAACTTTATGCTAAACCGCGAAGACACTTGGTTAGACATAGGCGGACACATGGGATTCTTTGCTATTCGAATGGCAAAGCAGTTTCCAAGAATAGAAAAGGTGATCTCTTACGAGGCGCTTCCTCATAACGTTTCCTTTGCGCTAGAGAACATAAAGCTTAATGGAGTCGAGAGTCGTTGTGAAGTCGTACAGAAAGCAATCAGTCCAACCGATGAAGAAAAAATAGACTTCTTCATATCTACTGATTCTGGCAAGCACTCGATCTTGAAGATTAGAGGTCGTGAAAACATCAGCGTTCCTGCGATCAATATAAACGATGCAATCAGAGAAAGCGGAGCAACTGCTATCAAGATGGACGTTGAGGGAGCAGAATACGAATTGATCAAGGCTGTGACTGATTGGTCTCAGATCAGGGTGATAGTTGTTGAGTGGCACTTCAATGCACTGCGTGCCTTAAGAAAAGGTAAGGATCACAGAACTCAACTGTTCGGCGAGATCATGCAGATCCTAGGAGAAAACTTCGATGAGATTCGCAAGCTGCCAAACGTAGCAGAAGGTAAGAACTACATAACTCACTTTGTTGCGTACAAGAATGATACTGAAGAGTCCGTTTAATCTTCTACAAGAAATATACAATGAGCATCCATGGCGGGTGCTCATTTGTTGTATTATGCTGAATTGTACTTCTAGAAAACAGGTAGATAGGGTAAGGGATCGATTCTTTGAACTCTATCCGGATCCTGAAAGCGCAATATGTGCAGACCCAGAAGAAATGGCGGAGGTGATAGCTCATTTGGGTTTCAAGAACAAAAGAACTAGGACAATACAGAGGTTCTCAAAGGACTGGGTTGAACTCGATTGGATTGAACCTAAAGAACTATATGGAATCGGCAAGTATGCTCAGGATTCATGGGAGATCTTTAGAAAAGGAAATCTTAATGTCGACCCTACCGATGGGGTCTTAAACAAATATCTAGCTTGGGCTAAAACCCAAGATAAAAATCCAATAAAATAAAATATGAAAAGTTTATACGCATACTTCGGTCTACTTGACCTACATGACATTGATTCTCCAGGCCATTCTCTCTATCAGTTGGGACTCATTGATTCAATCGCTTGTCATTTTAATCAAGAAAAATTTGATTTTTTAACCTACTATCCTGACGAACTGTTAAGCCAAACAGTATCCAATAAGGAGCTCTTCGGTTTCCCAGAAGACTCGCATCATTCTAAGATATTCAAAGAGTATTTTGAAATGAGAATAGACGAGTATTTGATAAGCTCCCACAGAGTATTTTCCAATATTTCAAACCGTACATACGATAAGCTTTTCCTAAAAGCTAGGTTTAGAAACCTTTCTACTTTAGGTAAGAAATGGCGAGACGCTAGGCTTTTTGAGAGCCTGATCCAACATGCAATAGAGTATGGCTATGAAAAAGAGGACATAATCATACTTGACACCGACCTTTCTCTTTCTGAAAAATTCGTTGAAAAATACAAAAGCGTCGTCACCATCGTGATTCCATCGATAGACTTTCCTGCAATTTCAGGTTCTTTTCTAAAAGACTGTTACGACGCTAATATCGAAAACTGGTCAAAAAAGTGTGAGGGTCTAAACACAGTGTATTATGGAAACGTTGATACTTCAAAATACAAGGAAGGGAATCAAAAAAATGCGATCTTGGGTCAAGCCATTCATAGAATAGAAGAAATGAAGGATCATGAAGACAGTTTGACTTTGATCTGTAAAAGAGAGGACTATCCAACAGCAGTGACTAAGCCTGAACGTAACATACATATCGATAGGAACGATCGAATAGGGATCTTTAACTCGCTAGCGATGTCCAACATAATGTTAAATGTCACTAAAGACAAATATAACGATTTGGAATTCATACCTGCTAGAATCTATGAAGCCATAATTTTTGGAATGATTCCGGTCTCGTACAAGTTTGAGTTCATGCATAACGCCTTTTCATTCAACGACCTTGACGATTTGGAGGAAATCTATCTCTATTTTAAGGACTGTTCACACCAAGACATGTTGACCAACTACACCTCGTTTGTCAATAGCTTCATAAACGCAAAACCGTTTAGCTCGTATAACTAAAAATCTACATTCGGTCGGATAAATAATTAAAACTGATCGATATGACTGCTGAGCAGATACTTGCTTGTGAGTTTCTAAATGCTGAGTTTCCAAAATACGAAAAGCAGCTATTTAGTACCGTTACTCTCGAAAACCTAGTTAGCGAGGCGCATTCCTTAAATTCTATAGAATCTGCCATCCCTGAAGAAACCTTCATGGAAATACACCTAGAAAACATACTAAATCCAAACGGAAGTAGGGTAAAGGATTATTACCTAGGTTTATCTAGCGGAAGAAACCAGATACTTGAGGAAGCTCGTGCAATGGGACTTAACACCCAACAAATAAACGAAGCAATCGAAGACTTTAGAAACTTCATAAAGCACAAGCTTTTTGAGGAGTCTATGGCCTTAGGTGCACCTGTGCTTGCAGCGGACGGTTTCGATACTGCCTTGGCTGGAGGAGAAAAGGCCGCGCCTGCAGGCGGTTCAAAATGGACTATCTTAGGTACTCTAAAGAAACTATGGAATGGACTTACTGAAGGAGGTTCCGTGATAGGGATAATTCACCTTATCATAGACATTGTCGGTCTGGTTGGAGATTTCATATTTCCAGGAGTAGGAGTCGTTGCCGACATCATAAACGGAATAATCTATGCGATTAGAGGAAAATGGTTGCTTGCAATCATCTCAATAATCGCAGCAGTCATCATAGGCGCAGGAGACGGTCTTAAGCTGTTTAAGCCTTTAGCCAAACCTTCAGAGAAGATATTCGTTACTCTTACGAAAGAAGGAGGAAGCGAGGCTGCCGAAAAGCTCTTAGCTAAGAGTGCAGAAGCCGGACCGATAAAAAGGTTCTTGGGTCTTCTTGCATCGATGATAGGAACGGCAATCGGTAAAGCCTCTACTCTCTTAGGTAAATTCGTTCAAGGTGTAGGAAGGGTGTTTAGCTGGATTCCAGGACTAAACAAATTGACTAATCCTTTATTTGAAGGATTGGGTAAGTTACTAACTTCATTTGGTGAAAAGATGTCGCTGTTTGCATCAAACTTTAAGCTGCTAGAAAAAGGAGCGGTCAAGGAGCTAGACGATCTGGTTACTGCTAAAACATTTAGTCAAATAACGCCAGACGGAAAGTTCGTAGAGTTTGTAAAGGTCACAGGAGCAGAGTCAAAAGTGATTAGGTTTCCAGCAGACGATGTCGCCAAAGCATATAGAATGACTAATCCAAAAAACGGAAAGCTGTTTACGACTGGTGCAGAATGGGTAAAATATCATAAAGCAGTCGCAAAGCCGGCAGTAAAGGCTGCGTTTAAGGATAGATTTCTAGCTTTCCTTATGACTCGCTTTAACAAAGAAGCTGCTGAGAACCTTAACAAAAGAATGATTCCGTTCATAGGAAAGCAGATCTATAAACTCATATTTGGAACTGACTGGGTCGACGGCAAGTCTAAGTGGACGAGAGACGAAGTAGAGGGTCATGGAAACGGAGCGTTCAATGACTTCTTAAGAAGAAGGATAGAAGAAGAGAAGGCAAAGAGGGGCGCAGACTTCATACCTTCTGTAAACTTGGATGCCAGCGACAAGGAGGCTTTTGACAAGATAACTGATTATCAAAACCATTATGCTCAGATAAGCGGTCAGCCTTCTATCATGCACGTAGTATACGATAAGGCAGACAATAGTCCAGACGCAAAGGCTTTCAAGACATTCTTCGATAAGGTCGCAGCAGGCGAGATCAAGAGAGGCGGTGCAGGAGATATAGTTAGGACTCAGACATCGACCGATGTAAGAAACGTAGAGAAAAACAAGAACGAGAGTCGCACTGTCCTTTCTTTCAAAGACTTTAAAAACATTTAATAGATGAAGCTTAAGAACTTTGAAAACTATTCTAAGTTTTATTCTAAGGATCCGAGTAGATTCGAAAAGAGAGTGGCGATAGCTTCTAATTTTGATCCTCATCCATTATTTGAAAGGGTTTCAGACATAGATCAACTTTCGTCGTTAGACAGGGAAGTTCCTCTGATCATGTGGGACAATGTTAACTTCGGCCAGACCAACGAAAGTTCCGGTCAATATCTCTATAACAGAAGCTTTTTACAGGACCCAACTTCCATAATCTCGATGATGAAGGGGGAAGACTTCATACCAAAATCGGTGGAATCTAGACAGCTCGTAAAGAGTCTAAAGTTTCCAATCATAGGTTTAGGTAAGGAAGATTCTCAAGAATACAAGACCTATCACAAGTTTAAACAGTCTGAGAAAACATTTCCAATCTATCAGGAAAAGATAATACCTAGAGGCAAGTATGAGGTCTTGACAATGGATGGAAAGCCCGTACACATAATAAAGAGGGTGAACGGAGTGGACTTCGATGCAGACATGTCTCGTTTCAAATGGCAGGATCAGCTATCAAACGTTTTGAATAAGATCCAAAACATGACCGAGAGCAACATATTCGTCGTTCATCTAATGGAAAAAGGAGACTCTCTCTTTTTAGATAAGGTGGTCCAAGAAGGAGAGCTGACCGTTCCTCAGTCGGTAAGACTATACGAAAGGCTTTACGAGTCTCATCATTCTACAAAACTGCCTACGTGGTTCAAGAAACACGTCGGAGAAAAATACCTAAAGCCTCACTATCGAAAGATGCAATACAATAAGCTCTTGATAAAACCTACTGGGGTGATAAATTACGAAAATCTAATCTGATGCTGTTAATAAAAGGAGAAGGCAAAAAGATCGAATGGATCTTAAAAGAATATCGAAAAAAGGTGGACAAAAGCCAACAGCTCAAAAGGCTTAGAGACCTACAAGAGTTCGTTAAGCCAAGCATAAAGAGAAGAATGGAAAAACAGCGAGCAAAATATAACTCTAAGTACAATGATAGCAAGCTTTGATCAGTTTTTGAACGAATCAAAAAAGGATGACAAAAAGATGGCGGCAGGTGTCGCTCTTCTCTTCGATAATAAGATACTACTAGTCCATCCGACCAATTCTGGTTGGCAAAGGGCAACTTGTGGAATACCCAAGGGTGGAATAGAAGAAGGCGAAGATCCTTTTGAGGCTGCCTTACGTGAGCTTAGTGAAGAGACAGGAATCTCTATCGAACCGTCTCTAGTTGACCCTACACCACACACAGTCGATTTTTACAGAGGCACAAAGCCCAGTGGCAAGATGATTTATTTCGTCTGTGAAATATCTGACTTAGCCGATATCGGACTTTCTGACACACGGCTTCCTAAATCTATGCTACAGCTACACGAAGTAGATTGGGCAAAGTTCGTAGGTCGTGATGAAGCGTATGGCATAACTTCAAGATCCCAACTTATAATATTGGATCGTCACCTGATAAATAAATAAAAGAAAAGACTTCTGTGAAATTTATTAGCTTTGATAAGTGGCGTGAGATCAACGAGTCAGCTGCATTTAAGTTCGATTCATTGGCAAGGTATGCCGATCCTACGTTTGGTCTTAGTCAAGGCAAGATCGATAGTGCAAGCATAGCACCAGGCGGACTTGATGGAAACTGGGGAGGAGCGATGCCTAGGGCATTGGCTTTCGCAAAGATAGCAAACGATTTTATGGGCAAGAACGTAGTTGTCTCGCAAAAGAGATCTAGGGAAATGACTGCTTCTGGTAACATGTCCGACCACTTCAAAGGAAATGAAGCAGCTTATGCAATAGACCTTGCAGTCACAGGCGAAGAAGGAGACAAGCTATTAGCTCACCTAATGGAATGGTTCGGTCATCCTGAATACAAGGGAGAATCTTGGTTCAATGTTGTCAAGGATGGATATAGATACCAAGTCGGTTGGAAAGTAAAAGATCATTTCGATCACATTCACATAGGGGTCAAAAAAGTAAACAGAGCAGGCACAGAGTCTTCGACAGTTGGTGGTTCAACAGTAACCAAGGTTACTGGAAACACTTTTGCCGAAAAACTAATAAACAATCAAGACTTTTTGACTTGGTACAAGGGATATGCTCCAGCAGGTTCAGAAGGTCCTACTGCTCAATTCATAGAAGGCTATTTGACGGCAAACCCAGACAAGAAAAACTGGTTTATGAATCGCTTTAACCTTAATTCGGATGGAGACAAGCTAGAAAAGGTTGAGGCCCAAGCGGAAACAAAAGCTGATTCTGCTGAGCTTAGGGGACTAACTACCCAAAAGGTGACTAGTAAATATACTGGTGAAAAGGCTAGAAACATAGACTTGCTTGTTAGCGAGATGCAGAGTCAGGGAGTCACAAACAAAAATGCTATCCTGGGAATGCTAGCAACGATAGGTAAAGAGAGCGGATTCATACCCAAGAACGAAATACCATACAATAACACAGACAACTCTAGGATAAGAAAGATATTTGGTTCTAGAATGAAGGATCTAACTGATGAACAGCTTGACGCATTAAAGAAGGACACCGTAAAGTTTTGGGACAGAGTATACGGAGCGGACGATCCGACTGGACGTTCTCAACAATATGGAAACTCTGAGCCAGGAGACGGCGCAAAGTACTTAGGAAGAGGATTCAATGGAATCACCTTTAAAGGTAACTATAAAAAATATGGTGACATGATAGGAATGGACTTGGTTTCCAATCCAGAAGTTTTAAACGATACTAAGGTTGCTGCTAAAGCGGCTGTCAAGTTTCTCTTAACTGTCCTAAAGAAGATGGGGGTCGATCCCAATTCCTTTACTAACACCAACGATGCAGTCAAGGCATTTGTGCAAGCAAATCATGGCGGACAGTCGGCTCCTCAAGAAGGACTCGTAAAGGCGAACGAAGTTCTTAAAAACCTAGACATTGCCTAAAACCTTACCTTTCTTCTTAGTTTAATACCATAAACAATAAATTATGTCAGAAGAAACATTAAACACCGAAGCTCTAGTCGAAGAACCGCAAGTTGAGAATCTAGTAGAAGAACCGATTGCTGAACCGCTGAGCGAATTAGATCAATTGATCGCTAAAAGAATGGGTAACTTTACGGTAAACCTTGCATTAAACGATCTTAAATACTTAAGAAACAAGCTTAACGATGTCACATGGAACGGTCCAAACGAGGCATACCTTCAAATAATGGCAGTTGTTGCAATCAGTAACGAAATCAGGTCTTTTGAAAAAGGCACCGATGCTAACACCAGAAGACAGATTTCTCTACCTGCAACGACAGTCGAGTCTATCAATTTCTTTTTAAGTAGAGTTTCAGGAAAAGGCGAAGAGGCTGCACATCGTCTTTTTGCGGTTTCTATGTTGCTTAGACCTACTATGGAAGAGATAAAAAACCTAGACTCTCAGATAAGCATTATGCAAAACTCTGAAAAAATTCAGCAAGAGTCGGATAAATAATAAAAAATTCGAAAAGAAATGACAAGAGTAAAAAATTTCCAAGGTTTCATGCGTAGTCGCCTTAATGAGTCTGACGAGATGGAAAAAGATCCAACTTACATGGAAGGCAATGAGTATGGAATGAATCCAGCTGAGTATGGATATTATGGTGCTAACCCAGAAGACGAAGATGCTCCAGACGATGCTGATGAAAATGCAGAAGACGGTGCTGAAGGAGACGAAGAGGAAGTTACCTTAGAAAGTCTTAAGGCAATGATCGACGACCTTACTGAAAGAATTGAAAAGCTTGAAGGTGGAGGTGAAGGCGACGAAGAAGGTGCTGAAGGCGACGAAGAAGGTGCTGAAGGTGCTGAAGAAGGCGCTGAGAAATAAGAAATACTCTTACGTTTAATATCATATATCAAAAGCGGATCGAATGATCCGCTTTTTTGGTTTAGATAAATAAACTAAATGACGTCTAGAGCATTCGCATACAACCCATCGGAAGTGCCAGTGACTGGTACTATCTTACATGGTAACCTGTTGATTGAGGACCTACCTAACGACTATTCATCAAAGCCTGGTGGATATACTTGGTGGCAAGGACCTGATGAAGACTTGGGTTATGTGATAGCTACAACCTTTCCTGCAGGAACTAGGTCTACTCCCGTTGGAAACGTCGGGACAGTTCGTTTTTGGAGAACCCAAGCCTTTGACGACACGCAATTCATCAATCTAGCAAACATCGTGACTGGGCAAAGCTTTGTGGATACTGCCTCAGCCGTTACTTGGCTCCATGCAAACTCTTACTGGACGTCATACACAAATACATATACGCTAGTTTCCTTGTATGAAGCTAGAAACTCATCCTCATATCCTTCGCCTTATGATGGAAGCACATGGTTCGATCTTTCTAGCCAAAACAACGACGCTTCCTTAACGAATACTTCATTTGACATCGAGCTGTTTAGCATGTACTTCAACTCTGCTTACGCTTCTATTGGACAGCCTATTTCAGGAAATGCATATTCGATAGCTGCGTGGATAGCTCCTTTCTCAACGGTAGGAGCAAGAAACATAGTTTCTTCTCAAAATAACGTCTTTTGGATAAATTCAGGTACTTTATATGGTGGAGTAGGCGGAAGCTATACTCTAGTTAGTGGATCGATGACTGAATCCCAAAGGTATTTTGTTGCCTTGACTTTCAATGGTGATTCAAACACCATGACTCTGTATATCGATGGAGTTCAAGTAGATCAAAACACAAGCGTTAGTCAAAATTACACAGCAGAAAATACTTTCATCGGTTCTCACTATGTTGGGACAAACGTCTCTTTCTTTGAGGGTCTAATCGACTATGTCGCTATATACGAGGGAGAGCTTTCGGCTGGAACAATCTCCTCGATCTATACAAATACTTATTCTGTTTATGCCAACTAGAGGATTTGCATATAACCCTACGCAATCTAGTGTTTCAGGAACTTCAAACACTGGAACTCTTTGCATACAGGAACAGGCATTAGACTTAGCTTCTTCTCCAGGTGGTCTTACTTGGTGGATGGGGCCAGAAGAAAACGGTGCCTACATAATAGCCAAAGACGTTCCTACTGAAGACTTTCCAACTCCTCTTGGTAACATAGGCGGAGTCCAGTTTTGGAGCTGTGACGATACTGCTCAGTCTTTAATAGACATTGTCACAATATTGAGTGGGACTTCCCAGGCCACAGCAAGTGATGCATACGACTGGTTAGTTGCAAACGACTACTGGACAAACTTCGATCCTTTACTACAGGCTGGACTTATAGTAAATTGGGACATGGGTAAAGTCGCATCTTATCCTGGTTCAGGAACGGTCATCTCAAACTTGGCCGAACAGTCTTATGCTAATGGTACGATAGCTGGTGCAAACGTCGAGTTTTCTACAAATGACGGTGGATATCTAGTGATCGACGACACTAATTCTACGCCTGATTGGATAACCATGAACAGTAGCCTAAACTCTAGGCTCTCTCCAGTAAACACTTCCACGGTAATTTCCACATTTCTTTGGATCAGACCTACGGGAGACGGTGTGATCTTACAGGAGACATCAAAGACTGGCTGGCTCGATTCTCAGATAGAAATGGTGAACGGTACCTTAAAGTTTTCTGTGTGGCCATACACAAACATCATAACATCAAGCATCTCAACACCGCTGAATGCTTGGTATTACGTTGGCTTTGTGTACAATGGAACTTCTTTGACCGCTTACGTGAACGGATCGGTTGCAGGAACGGCTACTTATGCAAGACAAACGCCATACAACAACTACAGCGGTGCAGGTTTCTTCTATGCAGTCGGCATAGTGTCTCCGACTAACTTAGGAGACGGCGGCTATGGAAACTTTGGATTTGGTGCACTGCACATCTACAACACTGCGCTTAGTGGGGCTAATGTGCTTAGCAACTTCAATGCCACTAAAACTAGGTTTGGGCTTTAAAAATAAAAGAAGATGAGTCAAATATTTTTCAATAAGGTGAACATTCCTCTCTTTGAATCATACTGCATGAAGAATGAAGTTGATGGAGTAGAGATAGATGCAAGGGTCGCAAACGTTCCCCTACGCTTAAAGGTAGCAAGCACTCCCGAAAGCCAAGCGCAAGGTTACATGAACTCAGAATCAGAACCAGTCGATGGTGAAGGGATTCTATTCGTTTACGATGCAGATCAGCCCTTAGGCTTTTGGATGAAGAACGTAAAGTTTCCCTTAGATGTGATCTTTTTCGATTCGTTCATGAACTACTTAGGACACGAAACGATGGAACCAGGGGAAGGCTTGAGCGACGAGGAGCAAAAGATCTACTCTAGTAAAAAACCAGCAAGGTTTGCAGTAGAAGTACCAGCTGGGTGGTGCAATAAAAACATCACGGGTTCTTGTAAACTTTCCTTTTGATTTAGTATTCTAACTAAAAGGAAACCTTATGCATCACACTGAAGATTTTAAAGAGCTTCGAGAGTTCGTCAACGAGATGAACTCGTCAAACTCGACCAATCACAAGGTCGACGTTCTCACCAAATACAAGTATCACGACTTTGTTAAGAAGGTCCTGTTCTATACGTATCAGCCGTATTGGAACTTTGGAGTCACTTCAGCAAACTTGAAAAAACGACAAGATCTAATCGCTTCGACTGGGTATGACGATCTCTTCCTGATGCTTGACGATTTCAACGAGCGTCATGTGACGGGCCATGCCGCGATACAGGCAGCAAATCGTTTCATCAAGGATTACGAAGAATATTCCGACTTGATCTATCAGATAATAGACAGAAACCTAGAGACTAGGGCGACTTCGACCCTAATCAATAAGGTGAATCCTAACTTTATCCCAACCTTTGAGGTAGCTCTGGCTCACGATGCGGCCAAAGTAAAGGGCGTAGACATCTTCGACGGGACCTGGTTTGTTTCTAGGAAACTTGACGGTGTTCGATGTATCTGTTTCGTTTATGAAGACGACGTTCGATTCTTTTCAAGAAACGGTAAGGAGTTCCATACTCTAGGCAAGGTAGCAGAGGAAATAAAGCGTCTAGGGTTCACGGATGTCGTGTTAGACGGTGAACTATGCCTTATGAACGAAGATGGCTCAGACGACTTCCAGGGAATCCTGAAACAGATCCAACGTAAGGACCACACCATCGAGAATCCAAGATATCAAATCTTCGATATTCTTCAGCCTGGAGAATTTGCAGGAGACGATGAGTCTCCCCTATTTTCCACAAGAATAGAGTCTAGAGAACAGTGGTTGGGAGACTTGGGTTCGTCTAACATACTTGAAATGTTGCCTCAGGTTAGGATCACGGACGAGGACTCATTAGAAGAATTAAAGAACCAGTCTAAGGATTCTAATTGGGAAGGCCTTATCGCTAGACGAGACGCCAATTATAAGTCAGGTCGTTCAAAAGACATGTTAAAGATCAAGGAGTTCTTTGACGACGAATATATCGTTACTGGCCTGATCATGGGACCTCAGCGAGTCATCGTAAACGGCAAAGAAGTGGAAGAAGAGATGCTGAGCGCAATCACCATCCAACACAAGGGATCTCAGGTTCAAGTAGGTAGTGGATTTACTATCGACCAACGTCGTCACTATTACAGAAACATCGGCGAAATGATGGGTGCAACGATCACAGTACAGTACTTTGAAGAGACGACTGATCAGCATGGAAATCACTCGCTTCGTTTTCCGGTGTTCAAGGCGAACCATGGAGTGGCTAGGGAAGTATAATGCCTTAATCTAAGGATAAATAACAAAGATACTAAACTTGTTTTGAAAAGTTAGTACTAGATAAAAAAACCCTATATTATGGCAGACAATGTTGCTCAACAGTTTGTAGGACTTCCAATCGAAGACCTAATCGTTAGCCCGATCATCGGAATGGCTAAAGGACAAGCTAAATTAAACGAAGTCACTTGGAAGTACATCAGTGAAGTTGCTTTCGTGACAGAAAAAGACAAAGACGGTAAAGACGTAACGACCGCTCGTTCATTAGACGTTCAAATGAATCGTGTAATGACTAACGGAGACACTGGAGAGCAATCTCTTGAGACTCTTTATTCAAAGGTTCCTATGCTACCATTGGTTCCGCTTCCTTCATTAGCTATCACATCGGCTGATATCGAATTCACGATGGAAGTAAAATCTTCAGAAGTAGACAAATCAAGCACAGACACTTCTGGATCTTTCAGTGCATCCGTTAGCGGAGGTTTCTGGGGAATGAAGTACTCTGCTTCTATGTCTGGAAGCGTTGCTACTCACAAAGAAAACACACGTAGCACCGATAACTCGGCTAAGTACAACGTTAAAGTACACGCAGACCAGTTGCCTGCGACCGAAGGAATGTTAAAGCTTTCTGACTATCTGACACAGATGTTAGAGCCTTCTCTTATTCCATTGACAGCTGACCCTAACAAGTAATAAACACCAGTTAAATCTAACCTGAATGGCAAGATTAAACATAGACGAGCTAGTTGGCGGCCTCTTAGAGGCCGCCATGGTAGCTAAAAGGTTGTCGGAGAGACAACACATAAACAACTTATCAAATTACTTTGACGAAAAAGGAAACGCCAAGACCACCACTTTCAAGGTGGGTAACAAGGACTTGGACGTCCCTCTTTACATACTAGCAGACCACTCATCGATTGGGCTGGACGAGCTAGATGTAGAGTTTGATGCACGACTGATAGTCGGAGACAATAAGCCATCTACTCTTAAAAAAGAGCTCTTAGGTCTTTTCAAGAAGAAGTCAGAAGAAGAGCTTCACAATATCAAGTCGATTAATGTCGATTCTGGCAAGAATTCAGACTCGTCAGGAATGGCTAAGATAAAGATAAAATTCAAGTCTGACACCAAACCTGAGATGGTATCGAGACTCATCGATGCATACATCCAAAACATAGAACACAAAGACGGAAAGTAAATGCCGTTGCCTTGCCCTTTCTGTAAGACTCCTCTGGGTATGGACCTGCCGTTCATCCTAAAGAATCCAATATCGGTCTGCCCAAACTGTAGAACTATACTGGACTTTACGGTAGATCCTGAGATCAAGAAAAAATTTGACTCGGCGATAAAGGAGATAAACGATATCAAGAAAAAATATAAGAATATCGCCAAGTTTGGGTAAACCTATGTAAAAAACCAAGTATAAAGATTAAATCCATTAACTCAATAAGATGTCGTTTCACAAAAGACGCTTACCTAGCCTAGAAGACCTTAAAAAAGCATATTCCGAACGAGGAAAAGAAGCTCTAGAAGTCTACCGAAACGCGGATGCTCTGATCGGTCCTAAAGAAAGCTCGGACTTTATCAACGAGATCTTTGAAACCAAGATCAATGCAGATATATCGGCAGTACTGGTCTTACTCAATGCTGCCCTTGCCCAGATCGAGCCAGAGACTAGCCTTATGAAAGAGTCAAAGGACCTAAACGAGATAATCAAAAGTTTAACAACCAAAATCAAATAGTATGTATTACATCGCAAAAGTAAAATTCGAAACAGTAGACGACAACACAGGAAAAATCAAGAAAGTCTACGAACAGTACCTAGTAGACGCAGACAGCGTTGCTGAGGTTGAAGAAATCCTTAACGAAAGATTCCAAGATTCTATCGCAGAATCAGCAGTAGCCAGCGTACAAGAGTCAAAAATCCTGGGTCTAGTCACTAGAAGATAATGAAGCACATGGCAACAAAGACCGCTGAGAAGGTCTATGACGTCTTAATTAGGTTTGCCGAAGCCAGCTCATATCACTACGAAAAGGAGACTTTTATCTATCATTTTGGAGTGGTTCATGGGACTTCAAACAAATACAAGCTTAATTGTATGGACGATGGCATTCGCCACTTTATCTGCAACAACGAAGGAGAATTTTGGGTAGACGGTAACAAGACCGGTAAAGTCAATGCTATCCTTCGTAAGATAGCCGAAGAAGCAAAGAACAATGCGGTTTGAGGTTCCAACCCTTAAGGACTCAAAGTTTTCAATAGACTTTTTTAGTCTGATTGATTCACACGTATCGGAACTGGCTAGCGAACACCAAAAGCTACCATCCCAGATAGTTTTTTCTGGGAGACTAGGAAAAGAACTCCACTCGTTTATCAAGGATAAAGGGTGGAGTTTTGCTGGTTTTGAACTCATAGAAACACAAGGACCGGACCAGATAGTCTTTAAGTATGCAACTGAACTCGATCAGGTAGAAAACACCAATGGGATCCCAATGCACGATTCTAGCTTTGACGGAAGAATAGTAGATGGAATCCACGGACAAGAAACAGTACAAAAGATACTTTCTGGCTACCTCGGTGGAGGTTTCAAGATCGAGAGAAAGATAAGACCAGAAAAAAGAATAAACTTAATTAGAAAAAAGTGATGAAGTCTATAACTAAATGGTTTGAAATAAACTTGGGATGGTTTTTCATAAACGGCAGAAAACAAGCGGCTTGGGCAGAATACCTAAGAAAGAAATATGGTAGCGATAATTAAAGTCTTATCGATAATATGGCTCATAGAAATTGCTTGGATAGTCTTTCACGCAATCAAATACACAATTCAAAAAGAGGATGAATAGCTTAGACAAAAGATACCAAGAACTTCTCCAAGACATTTTAGACAATGGCGTGGAGAAAAAAGATAGAACAGGTACCGGAACAATATCAGTATTCGGTAGACAGATCCGTCATAAAATGTCGGAAGGTTTTCCTTTATTGACTACCAAGAGGATGCCGTTTAAGACTATCGTAACCGAACTGTTATGGTTCCTTCGTGGTGATACAAACATCAAGTTTCTTGTTGACAACAATTGTCATATTTGGAATGGAGACGCGTACAAAAGGTTCACTTATTACACTGACGAGGAAACCTCAATGGAAAGATTTATTGAGTTAATCAAAACAGATGATGAGTTTGCTAAAAAGTGGGGCGAGCTCGGTCCCGTTTACGGTAAGCAGTGGAGAAGTTGGGGTAACGATGAAGAGTTTCACAATGGTGTTGCGTATGCTTGGCAGGGACCCCACGATCAGATCAAATCTCTAATTGAAGACCTAAAAACGAACCCTGACTCAAGAAGACTTATGGTGACTGCTTGGAACCCAGCTGAACTTCAAGAAATGGTGCTGCCTCCCTGCCATTATGGATTTCAAGTCTATACAAGAGAATTAACATTTCAAGAAAGGTTAAATCGCTATGACCCACATAAGCTGTATCATAGTGAAGTAGACTCATGGTTTTTAGATGAATTGAATGTACCGACTAGGGCAATCTCTTTAATGTGGAACCAGCGTTCAGTAGATACTTTCCTAGGTTTGCCCTTCAATATCGCAAGTTATGGGTTACTTCTTGAGATCATTGCTAAAGCCGTTAACATGGTCCCTGATGAATTGATTGGTAACTTGGGTGACGTTCATTTATATTCAAACCATGTTGAACAAGCTAAAGAACAGATCGGTAGAGAAATGACTTGGGAAGAACAGGTCCAGTGGGTGATGAAGAACACTGACGTAGAGATGGAGAACCTGTATATCGTTGAAGAAGTGGCAAAGGAAACAACACCTAAACACACTAGACAGCCTTATCAGTTGCCGACCTTAAACATAAACACCGAATTTTGGCCTACTGAAACTGGCGAAGCAGGTCTAGGTGAGATTGATGCAGTAGCAGTATTTGATGGATTCACAAACGATGCCTATTGTAAGTGCTTCTTTGAAGACCTACAACTTAGCAACTATGAATCTTATCCACACATTAAAGCACCCTTATCTAACTAGAATGGAACTATTAAACACACACCCAATCAAAAAATCAGACTTAGGTTTTCATGGAAACCTTTTTGGTGGAAAGCTTCTTGCATGGATAGATGCATCTGCTGCTGGTTACGCTATGCAGCTATGTGATAGCCCAAGGATGGTGACTGTCTCGATCGATAAGTGTAACTTTGAGAAACCTGCCAGGGAGAGCCAGCTCCTAAAGATTTACGGTTACCCAACCGCGGTAGGTAACTCATCGGTCACGCTTTATATGGAGGCAAGAGCACACAACGTTTACACAGGAAAACAGGTGATCGTTTTAAAGACTCACATAAAATTTGTACAGATAGACGAGGAAGGTAATCCTATTCCAGTCGGTGAAAAAGGAAAAAAGAGAATAGCTTCAATGCTTGAAATTGAAGTCAAAGAAAAATAAAACAGAATAACAATGGTAATTGCAGTAGATTTTGATGGAACTTGCGTGACTCACGACTTTCCATTCGTAGGTAAAGAGATAGGTTCACAAGAAGTTTTAAAGAAGCTTGTTGAGGCAGGTCATGAACTCATACTCTGGACCATGCGATCAGACAACGATCGTGGAAAATTCCTAAAGGATGCAGTCGATTGGTTCAAGAAAAACGATATTCCTCTTTATGGAATACAACGTAACCCAACACAAGACGGCTGGACAAGCTCTCCAAAGTGTTATGCTGAGCTCTTCATTGACGACGCTGCTCTAGGCTGTCCTTTAAAGTTCGATGCTAAGCTTTCGGATCGTCCGTTCGTTGACTGGGTGGCAGTAGAATATTCTCTTACTGAAATGGGCGCGCTATGATTAGTTTAGGAAAAGAAAATCGCAATATGCTTCTTTCCTTGGCCAAGGAGAAAGGCGTTTACTTAGAAGGATCAATCATCGATCAGATTTCGATCGAAAACGACGAAGAGTTTGGTAGGTACTTAAGCGAGTGCAGAAAGAGGCTGATGATAAGGGACATGTCGACATCCAATGCTTCCAAGAAAATAGAAGAACTTGAGTCTGCCAAAAAGGAAGCAGAAGATGCCTTAGAGCTGAGTCAAAACCAGAAGCAAGCCCAACTCATAGGCATAATCGTAAAGGTCGCACTTTGGGTCATAGTCGGAGTGGGAGCAGTAGTCACATCAGTTTACCTTCTTTCGATGTTTACTGGTAAGCAGTCAGACGTATTGGAGGCCACCTGGAGCAACATACTTGGTATCTTACTGACTAATTCATTCAGCATAATCGGAACCATCATGGGGGTAAAGTATGCCTCTGAAAAATCCAGGTGAGATAAATAAAAACAAACTACCCGCAATGACTATAGTTAGATCTTTCTCCCAATTCCTAAAAGAAGGGGCAATCGCAGTAGACCAAGCGTCAGCTAGTCAAAAGGCAGCAAACTTTGTTTCTATCCTACAAAAATACCTGGGAAAAAAGGAAGAAGGCAATAATCGCGGAGACATGGTGATCAGCTTCCTAAAAAAGACTGGACTTGGTCCAGGTTATCCTTGGTGTATGGCATTCGTCTATAGCATGTTCGACGAACTTACTGGCGGAACTAACCCATTACCCAAGACTGCCGGAGTGGTTGACCATTGGAGAAAGATTCCAGCCGGTGTTGCTAAGATCACGAGGGCACAGGCAATACAGGACCCAACATTAGTCAAACCAGGTCAAGTCTTCTTCAAGAGCCGATCTGGCGGTGGACACACTGGAATCGTCTTGAAGGTAGAAGGTAT